AATGCCCAGCATTGAAAATTGTGTAGCCATGCGGCGAATATGCTTCTCGGGTTCAAAAAAACCCTATGCACGAAAAAGGGCCACGGTGATCCGCACACCGCAGCCCTTTCCCAAAAGGCAGATCTCGGGAGGAGTTCAGTTGCCTTATTCTTCGGCCTCGACGATTTCCACGTCAGACAGTTTCTTGCGGATCAGGCCAATGACATGTTCGCGCGTCATTTGCTTTTCGGTCTTAACGCCGACTTGCAGCATCAGAACCTTGAGGTCGTCCAGAGGCATATCCTCAAGCGCGGGCGCTTTCGGTGCTGTGGAGGCGGCTGGCGTATCGGGGGCAATTTCATAGAGCCCCTTCGAGTTCCGCACGTTCTCCATTGCCGTCTGGTAAGTCGTGGCCTTCGGCTTCAATGTCTTGTGCAATGCCATAAGGGCCTTGTCGTCAGACTTGAAACCCTTTGTTGGGCGGATAGTCACTTGCTTGGGCATTGATTAGTACTCCTTTGAGAAGTAGGCGCCGAACCCGATCGACGGCGATGTGCCGCTCACGTCCAGGTGCAGATCAAGATACCGGAATTCGGTGTCGTTCTTTTCAGAACGCCAGCGGATCTCAACCTGATCGCCTGCAATGGTGTCCCGCGTTTCGAGAGCGATGGTTCCGGCATCACCAAGGGTGATCTGGCCCAGAATTTCGCCATCGGAGCGGTCAGCCACGTTGGAACCTACGACTGTAAACAGGTAGGTTTCATTGCCGGCCGATACCTTGCAGCTTTCGATGTTGATGATGCAGATACCGTCAGTGGCAACAGCGCCGCCTTGGTCATGCTGGTCGCCGACATAGGCATCAGCGGTGAGAGCGGCAAGGCCGTTCGCACGTTTGATAAGGCCTGTCGCGGCGTCGATTGCGTAATACTTGCTTGGCATGTCTCAGCCCTCCTTATTTGATGATCGGAGCGTTGGTGATCGAGGACATGCGCAGCGCGGCGAAGGGATCAAGGATCGCCATGCCGTTGTCATGTTCCACGTTCACACGCATGTTGACGCCATCTTCGAGCAGGCCGAAGTCGGTGACTTCCATCGGCGCGACTTCCAGACCCACAACGCCATCCTCAGAGAAGCGGACGATGTAGATGGACGATGTGACGGCAGAACCGCCACCGGCAGCAACCTCGTCAAACGGCAGGAATTCACCGTAGCGCGAGACGCCATAGCCGCAGTAGATCGGCAGTTCACCGTAGCGGGTGACAACACGGCCCATCTCGTCCTTGTCGAGCGTGATGTAACCACCAATCTGGGTGTCACGCTGGGCGGCAGGGAAGCGGTCCTTGATAGCCTTCGGCATGATGATTGCCGTTGGGTTTTCAACAAGACCGATTGCGCGGTCAAGCTGGCTCAGGGACAGCGCACCACCACCGGAAGCAGCAGCGTTGGCCATCAGGCGCGAGTTGTAGTTCGTGCCGTCTGTGGACCCACCAACAGCTTTCAGGCGTGCCTTCATGCCGGTGTATTCGCGGGGCTCGGACTGGTTGTCACCGTCGATGAAGGTGTCGGCCCAGACTTTCGCCTTGCGCTTGATGGACATGCGCTCGTCGATCGTGCGGCGGCCAGCACCGTGGCGGCGGACAAGTGCCCGGTCAACGTCGATGTTGCCTGCGATTGGGAAGGTCTGCTCAACGCGATCCACCAAAAGGCCGTGGCCTTCGCTTGGCAGTTCGTTGATCGCACGGAAGCCCATGTTGTTGGGCAGTGCGCCTTCTTCCTGATAGCGATAGACGCCACCAGCCGCAGTCATAAAGGGGATTTCGCCCATGAAATCGACAGCCTCGGGGAACAGCTCGATGATCGCCCGCTCCTTGCTATCCGGTTCCATGCCCTTGGCGTATTCAAGAATGGTCTGGACCATTTTTACGTTCCTTTTTGCTCATTGATGTATTTCAACCGCTGGCTGGCTGGCATTTTTTCCAGATCAACGGTCGTTTTGTGCGGAGTGACAGTTCCGGGCCCAGAGGGACGGAAAAGGGTTTCGAGGGCGCGGACGCCATCATACGTGGTTGCCGCGGCCATCAGGGCTTTGGCTTGTTCGGCAGGCAGCTTGGCCTCGATCGCGCGGCGGGCCTGAGAAATACGGGCATTGCGCTGGGACTCTGATGCCCCAAGGCGCTCGTATTCTGCTTTTGCGGTGGTGTGATAGGATGAGGCTTTGATCGCTTCCATCTTTGCCAGCATGCCCATCATCTGCTTGGATGCTTCGGCCGGCATGTTGTGCTGCTTCATCAGATCGGACAACTCACCAAAGAGCGGGGCGAATTGCTCGTCATCCGGTTGCAGATCAAACGCAAACCCCTCTGGCAGATCCAGTTCGCCAAAGTCGATATCCTCGGGAACGGCAAACTCGTATTTGCCATCCTCGGGCACGTTGGCGAGGCTGTCCTTGAATTGCGCGTTTTCGGCTGCGAGGGCTTCGTAATGCTCGCGGAAAGCCTCGGCGTTCAGCCCATCTTCGCCACGGACTTCTTCGGGAAGGAAGGAATAGTCTGGCGCTACCGGTGCTTGCGCTTGATCCGTATCGGCTGCGCGGGCGGCGTCGGCAAGGGCTTCTTCGGATGCGGCGTCCGATGCAGTATCCGTTGCGGCGGCCGCAGTATCGGCTTCACCGTCTGCAATCGCGGCACCTTGCCCGCCATCAGCGGGTGCCCAAGTTCTTTTTTCTGTCCAAAAGCTGTTCAATTTCATTGCTCACAATCCTCCTAAGATCGAGGGCAATAAAACTCTGTGCGTTCAGTGCATCCAATGCACGCGGGTCTGTATCCGGCGACATGCGAAAATCTACAGTCGATTTATCAAGCAAATCCAACAAGATAGCGCCTTCCTTTGTTGACGCTACCGTTTTGATTGCTTGCACAGTTTCGTTGAACCGGCCCTTTAACTGCGGGTGTAGCGCCTCTTGTTCATGCAGGAAACGGAGATATTCGAGCAGTGGTCCTGGTTTACTGAGGCGGCGCGGCAGGGGGTTGGTCAACTTCTGGCTCCCGTTCTTGTTCTCGGATTACTGTCAGCTTGTCGCCGGACGCTTCGATCACGTTCTTGAAGGTGGCCACGCCATCGACAATGTTCATCGTCTGGTCTTGGAATGCAGCAAAGGCCATTTCGAGGTTCGAGCGTGCGGTGACGACCTGATCGGCGTTCTGGGCTTTTTGCAGCGGCGATACCGGCGTGATCAGAATGTCCTGACCGTTGTGGCTCAGAGCCTCTGGCAGCTTGCCTGACGCAACGCCCAGCATTTCGATGCGCTGGATCATCGGCACGATCATTTCGGTCCAGAGAGGCGCTGACGGCTTGCCAATGCGCTGCTGGGTCCGGCGCCGTTCATCGACGTACTGTGTGGCGGACGGCGGGGTGTCGCCACGCTGGACGCGTTCTTGATAGAACGCCATGCGGATACGCTCTTGGAACGCTTCCTCGGTGTAGAAGCCAAGGTCCAGATTGGTCGTCTTGTTCAGTTCGTAGATCTGGTCGCGGGTGAAGCCCTTGGATGCAGGGTATGCGGCCCCCACGTCGATGCCCTCGCTCATGTCGAGGAACCCGTCATCGGGGTAGATCAGCGTGTTGGAGAGGGCTTGATCCAGACCGGACAGTACGATTTCGTCGATCTTGTCGAGCGTGCGAAGATCGGGGAGAGCCTTCCAGCCCGGCCCGCGGCCCCAAGGACGGCCTACCTGCGGATTGAATCGACCAAGGACCAGAGGGCAGGAACCGTTCATTTCGCCAAGGACGACCTTTTGATCGGTGACGAGGTGCCCGTCTACGGTGATCTCGGTCATCCACTGCGGGCGGCCAGGGTCAGACCAATCCAGCCAGAAGCCCCAGACGACCGTGCAGTTCTGGCCGACCTTCTTCATCTTGTTGGCGATCTTGGGGTTGCTCAGATCGACTTCGATATCCGGCATGGCCAAAGCGGCGGCAAGGGTGTTGGCGGGGATCGTGACTTCGCGGAAACGATCCAGGTATCCGGCATGACCGGGCGTGATGTAGAGCTGGTGAGGTGGCACTACTTCAAAATGCAGCCCGGTCATGGGGCCTGATTGCGTGATCCACATTGCGGGTGTGCCGTGAGTGGCTGCTTCAAACGCCCATTGTGGGGAAATGTCGTTGTAGTTCGACATTTGGATCAGATCAAACAGGTCTTTTTCGCGTTCTGTAACGATTTTCTGGACTGCTGCTGCCGCATCTTCATCAACCTCGGAGATAACGGCGTAGGATGCCCACTGTGCCTCTGCCGGCGTGAAGTATGTGACCAGATCGGAGGCCAGATCCGTGGCCATTTCTTCTCCGAGCGAGTGAAAAATCTGGCTTTCGTTGGCGCGCTTGTATCGGTCGTTTGTCGTGAAGTCGTTTTCGCGTCCGGGTGCGCAGTGCTTGAAAATATCCTCGATGAAAGGACGGACGCCAGCGCGCCATTTTTTCGCGGTTGCAAGCCGGTTGCTGAATTCTTCTGACGGTTTTTTCATTACTTGAACATCGAGAACAGGCTGGGGCGGCCGTAGACCGACATGATATCATTTTGAAGGCCTTGGGCTGTTTCGCTTGTGGCCCGATCGCGCTCCAACATGCTCAGACGGCGCTCACGCAGACGTGCTTTCTTGTCCTCTGCGCTCTCGCCCTTTGGTTTGCTTCCCATGAATTAACTCCGCTCCGTTTCGCAGCAACTTGCGATGTAAGCCGGCAACGGTATATGCACGCCACCCCATCAGGGCGGCGCATTGACTGACGCAGGTGAGCGGGCCGCGCAGGGGATTGATCACGCGATGGTCGTTTGCGGGGATGCGAAGGATGGATTGTGCGTCGATGTATTTGGCCGTCATAAGGGTTTCGACTTCATCGTGCAGATGCGTGACGTGGATATGCGTGCGGCGTCCCTGCGGGTCGAAAAACAGCCATGTGTCGTCCTTGGTGTACCCGAAGGCCTCGACGTGTCCGAATGTTGAGTAGAGCGTTCCTGCTTTGGAGAACGGGCCCTTGGCGGGGTAGAACGCAAAATACCAAGTCAGAATATTCATCAGAGCCCCAGAACCCAGCCCCAGATCAACAGGATGGCGAATACGGCGGCGATGGTTTTGGCGACTTGCATCTTTTCTTTCGGGGTCATGCGGATCTCCGGTTGCGAATTGAATGGCGCCGCGGGGCGGATGGTTTCAGGCGCCGTGATTCCTGCATACGGGTAACGGCATAGCCTTCGCCACCCCCGAGAAGTCCGTTTTCAACGCTTTCGACGATGTGGGAATACCGGTTCTTGATCGGCTGGGGCGAATAGAGCCCTGATGTGCCGGCCATCTTTTTGTATTGGTATCCGCCGGCGAGGCCACGGCGCAGGGTGAGGCACTTGTGGTTGACGCGGAACCCGTTGCGGCGCTCAAGGACGGCTTCAAAGGCAGACCGACGCATTTCGGGGTTGTTGTCTGTGGTGGCTGGGAACACGCGGATGCCGTGGGCTTGGAATACCTCATAGGCCGTTGTTTCGACGTTCTGGCCGCGGTCAGCGCCTCGGGGGTCGCCGTATGCCTCGAATGTGAAGCCGGGGTATTCTGTGGACATATGGCGGGCCACGCGCGGGGCAAAGCGTTGGGCGCTTTCGTTGTCACCGATGATTTCGGAGAGGACGGTCCAGTTCCCGTTCACGCATTGCATGAAGGCGGCGCCGGGATCACGTCCGAAGTCGAGCCCGATCACGATGGGGAAGCCATCGACGGGAGGCAGGTCGCGCCCATCGGCGTGTTCGTACTCGGAATATGTGGGATAGACGGGCTTGCCGCCCATCGAGAGGATGACGCGGTTCATAATCCGGCGGTCGATCCATGATTTCTGCTTGCCGCGGATTTGCTCCATGTAGCTTTTGCGCAGGTTTTTCTGGTTTTCGGCGTGCGGGTTTGGCTGGTAGACGGTTTTCCCGTCGATCTTGCTTTCGATCAGGCCGGGTGGCTGGACAATGAAGGTCCACTCGTCAGGCTTGGTCATAATGGCCTTTTCTTCCTCGGACCATTCTGCCGGCATTGGAACGTCGCCGCGCATGTACGGTATCCAGTGCCCCTCAATGGGTGCGTTGAGGTCGATCATGCCGCCGTGCCACGTTGCGCCCGGCCCGTTCCGTTTGGATGGGAAACGGCCGCAACGTGACAGGAGTTCGTCGATCACCTCCTTTTCGGCAAACTGCCCCTCGTTAAACCAGAAGCCGGTGATCTCGAAAGACGCCGCCTCCTGTTCAGCCTTCTCCGGGCTGTCAATCGCAATGAAGATTACCTCGCAGTCAACGGTCGTCCCGTCGCCGGAGGGATGCGGAAAACGCAGATGGTGGACGCCTGGCTCGGCCCTGATGATATCCCCGAAGGTTTCCTCGGGGAACCATTCCAGCCACGTCTTGATGGTCGTCTTGCCCAACTGCTTGTACGTCGATCGCAGAATGAGCCACCGCGTCCGCCGCACGTTGTCGAAGTCAGGCTCTTGCTCACAGGCCAGCTTGTAGATCCGCATACAGGAACACGTCGAAGTCCCGGATCCAATGGGTCCCTGAATGACCACAAGCTCCGACCGGTCCCAAAGATACTGCTCCAGCTTGTCGCCGTCAGGCTCGTAAAGGGCGTTTCCGCGCTTGGTGACAGCAAGGCTCATTCCCGACCCCTCGCACGCGCTTCCAATATCTGCGCAGCCAGCTTCGCCTGACACGCAGACAGATCACGCTCCTGACGCGCGATATACGCCCGAAGCCGCAAGTTCTGAACCTCAAGCCATTCCCAAACGTCCATCACTCGCCACCTTCCCGATACGCCAGAGCATTGTGCTTCTGCACCTCCAAAGCCCCAACCAATCCAACAATGTCCGTAGAGAAAAAATCCGCAAACGTCCCGCCAGAACCCATCGGACAGTAAAAAACTGATATCTGCGAAACACCCTCGTCACGTATCCGCTCAATCAAAGCCTCAAGCATCGCAATCGTCGCCTCGCTCCGATCATCAGCCTCGGTCTTTAAAATCTTCAAATTGCCCATCAGAACACCTCCAACCCCAAACATCGCCCCAAAACACCCCAGCACACATGCACAACAACAAAATCCAGTAAAATCCCTCAACCCAAAACAACCGCAAATCACCCAAAAGTAAAAATACAATACCAAAATAAGCCAATA